GATGCGTTGACCGGTCACCCACTGGGTGTGGTAGCTCTCGGCGTTGGCCAGCAGCTCGTTGAGGCTGTGGCACTTTCGCAGGACGCCGGCGTCGCTGGTTTTCAGGTAGTGAGCCGCGACGTGGTGAGCAACATCGGCGCCGAGCCGGTCGACCAGTTGGCCGAGCTGTCCGCCGACCTTGGCGTTCCACACCGGCCAAGTGCTGTAGCGCTTGCGGTAGGCCATGGCGTAGTTCGCCCAGACCTTGAAGGTTTTGCAGGACTGGTCTTTGGGACCCGGCATGTCAGCGGGGATCTCAACACGTGGAGCATCGACGCGATCAACCACCAGTACCAAGTTGCGGACCGGCTTGCCGGTGCCGCTCTGCAAGTCCTGACTGGTTTCCTGATTGGTATCCTGATGATTGGTATCCTGATTTGTCGGAGATTTTTCCGACCCTGGCTCGGATTTTTCTCCGACCTTGCTCGGATTTTTTTCCGAGGTAGAACGGATTTTTTTCCGACCTTCGTTCTTCGGTGGGGTCGGATATTTTTCCGACCCGTCCAGCTTCTGGTTCCACTCGATCGCTTTCTCGGTCAGACGGAACAGCGTGATGTTCGAAGTGCTGGAAAGCTCAATCAGACCGGCCTCTTCCAGGGCCTTCAGCATGCGGTAAGCGGTGTCTGGCTTGTCAGTGAGTAGCGGTAGCTCCTCAATGATCTTGGCCTTGCTCAACGCGAAGAAGATCCCGTCGTCGGTCTTGATCGGCTTGGTCCAGCTCGGGCAGCCGTAGACAAAGGCAAACAGCAGGGCCTGCTGAGAATTCAGCCCCCACTCCAGCGCCTTTACCTGATTGATCGTGACGGTGAACTGCATGTCAGGTGTTCCTGACGTGAACGGAAAAGATAAAAGCTCGCGACACGTTTTCAGAATTCGAAAAACGTGTCGCGACACTGTTGGGGGTATTGCTTGGGGTGGGTTGGCTCTGCATAATCGGGCCTCTCTAGTTTTGCGAATCAGCCGACCTTCTCCGTCGGCTTTTTTGTGCCCGGGATTCAGGCGATGGATCTCAGTGCCGGCTTTCCGTTGATCAGAGCCTCCGCTTTCCGGCCCAGCTCCCCTGCTCTTGCTTCAACTTGACGGCATTGCTTGGCGAACGCCGGCAGGTGCGGCAGGTCCTCTTCGCACATCACCTGGTCGTCAAAGACCTCGCTGCCGGTATCGATCACGTCGCCCAGTGCGCGGATCAGCGCTCCGAAGCTTTTATTGGCGCATTGGTCGCTCTGCATCTGGCGGGCACCAGTAAGCCCGTGGCGACCGGCCAGTTCGTTGATGCAGTGGTCGCGATACTCAGGCTCCAGGGCATTCACCCAAGACTCTTCCAACCACGACGGCATTTCCTGATCACCGGACAGCCAGCGCTGCACACGCTTCAGCCAGCGGCCTGTTGCCTTCACAAATTCGCCAACGTCGTTCAGGCGCGCCAGATCATCAAAGTCCGGGACCTTTACCTGCACAACTTTCGCTGCCGGAACTCGTAGGCAGATCTCCCGGCTCAACGCTTGGGCGAAATCGTCTTGGCTCAAGGCAGTGCGGGCGATCTGGTTTTGAGCGTGCGCAATCAGAACCTGATCACGAGTTTGTGCGGTGTGTCTTGGACTGGACGTTTCCATGGGGACTGCTCTCTTCTAATCTGGCTTCAACGGATTGGCGTGGCGGGTCGAGCTTACGAAGCGTTCTTCCACTGGATATCTGGAAGGCACTCTTGCCGAGTCACCTTTCCGCCTGTTGCGTGTTCAATTTCAATGGCGCGCTCCGCAGTGATGGAGCGGTCGCCAGAGATCAAACGAGAGAGGTAGCTCGCCGGAATGCCGAGGCTGAGGGCGAGGCGTTTTCTTCCGCCGCGCGGAAGCTGCTTTGCGTACGTGGGGAAGTCCATATGGATTTACCTTCTGGTTCATTTATGCACGAATTTACCATAAATGTTTACCAAGTAAAGGTAATTTCCCCAAAGGGAAATAAAGGTTCTAATGGGGAGATGGAAATCAAAGACATACGCAGAGCCAGAGTTCGCCAGATCATCGATCGGGACTTCGGCGGAAAAGACGCTGACTTCGCCGCCCGAGTGGATAAGCAGCCGTCCTATATCTCCCGGCTTTTCACCGACAAGGCCGAGCATCTCCGGAACATTGGGGAGAAAATGGCGCGCGACTTTGAAATGAAGTGCGGGCTTGCACCTGGCTCCCTTGATCGCCCGCTGAGCGAGGGGGAGCTAACCGCAGGTTCGGTGTCTGGTGCTGCCAAGCCGAGGATTCAAGTCGAGATCCCACTGTCGTCCATCGATACCTGGGACGAAGAGACCCCGCTCGATGACGATGAGGTCTACGTCCCCTTCCTTCATGAAGTCGAACTGGCAGCCGGATCTGGCAGGTTTGCGATTGAGGAAAGCGCGAACTCGCGATTGCGCTTCAACAAGAAGGATCTGCGCCACAACGGCGTTCAGTTCAGCAACGCGAAATGCGTAAAAGTCGGCGGAAACAGCATGATGCCTGTGCTGCGCGACGGCGCCACGGTCGGCGTGAACGTGGGAAAAAA